TTGTTTGAGAACTGGCAGCATTATCGCCTTCGCACCATCTGCTGTTCTTGCTGAATCAGTAAGACCTGTAAACAGGCTAGCTATTGGCCCAGTTGTTGTTTTTCCTAAGCTATCAGCTAGGTTTCTTATTCCTACTTCATATATTCTTAATGCTTTTGTGTTTGATTTTTCTATTTTTTTATCGTCAGCAATAGCCTTAACGCTTGCTTTAGCTGTATCGACAGCTCTAGATATTTCAGGAAGTAATTTAAGTTTAGTTGTAAGCTTGGCTCCTTCTGTCTCGCCTGATATTTCAGCCTGACTTTTTGCTACTGCGGTGCTGATGACGATGCTCTAGCCTCTAACCCTAAATCTATCGCCGCCGCTTTTGCTGCTGGCGTCTTAAGCTTAGGGTCTGCTTTAACAAGATTTACCTTAGTTTCGAAGTCTCGCTGACCTACAGACTTTTGAGCGCCTATACCCATCATTTGAGCTTGTTGGTCGATAACGTTAAGGTCATTCAAAACACCTTGCGCGTCACCATTCTTAAGCCTTTCAATAGCGTCCACAGTCTCATCAACTGGCAAGCCTTGCCTGCTTAACTGGTTTAATCTGCTCGTAAGCACTGTTTGCGCCGATGATGTGTCACCCGTTTTTATGGCCTTTTCAAGCTCCGGCCTAAGTACAGGAGAGAATACGGCGATACTCTCAACTCTACGTCTTGCATCTTGTTCTTGCATAGCTCTTTCGTTAGCTTGTGCGCGCTGTTCCGCTTGCTGTAACTCAAAAGGGGCTAATGCCGCTTGTTGCTCTGCTTGTTGCTGCCTAATATCTCTTGTTTGCGCGTTCATTAAAGCGTTTTCAAAAATATTAATGCTTTGCCCTATATTGGGAGCTTTACCCATTAGCGCTATACGTGAATCAATAGCCATTAGAACAGACCTCCTGCTAATTTAGCGCCTAAGTTTAAAAGATTTTGCTGGTTTGCTGATTTTGCGTTTTGTGTGCCAATAAAGCCCGATGCTATAGCGTTGCCTATATCTGTTTGTTGATTTGCAAGCTGAGATCCTACACCTAAAGCGGTATTAGCTTGAGAGCCTGCCAAGCCTAAACCTTGATTGATCAAACTGTTAATGCTTTGCTTTTGCTGTGCAATTAAAGGCGAGGCCGTTAATAAGGCGTTGTTATTTAGCTGTGTAAGCGTATCACCAGCTGATAACCTACCTCTAGCCGCCGCCATTTGATTAGTTTGTGTATTTGCATTATCTAACCCTAACTGGAATAAAGGATTGTTTTGTAGGAAATCAAATTGCGCTTGTGGGTCTGTTAAGAAATTAGCTTGAGATAAGCCCTGTTCACCTAGCGCTTGATAAGGCTGTAAAAAGCCTAAGCCCTGCTCTTTTCCGCGCTGCAACTCATCTAAAGCCGCTCGCCCTGAAGCGATTTGCGCATCTGATGCGCGTCTAGCTGCTTCCTCTCCGCTAGACTCAAGACCTAGCACACTGCCTACTACGCTACCAGAGAAAAAATCTTTTACGATACCCATTTATTTAACCTCATTACGTTTGAATCATAATTCACGTTGTTTTTATTGTGATTATTTTTCTTTATTTCTATTAATTTAAAACCAAACGACAAAGCGAATTTTATTACATGCTTGTATAGTGTCGGTATTTCCACGTAAATTGGCTGAGTTCTTATAAGTGATAAAGATTGTTCAGCAAACTTTCTAGCGTATTTGTTTCTATATTCTGGCAATACATACGGATGATACTTAACGCCATCTCTTTCTTTATGGTAACAGGCTATTGCAATAAGCTTTTCTTCAACATGTCCGCTATGAAAAACTATTTCTTCATTTAGTAATTTTTCAAAGTCCTCAAAATCACCTGTATCATCGTCTGTTATTGTATCATAAATAGACGGGTTGCATAATATGGCCTTTATATCCTCTAGGCTTGCGCCCTCTCTAACTATCAATTTCTCGCCCTGTTACAGTAAAGTAAATGGAGTCAATAGCTGAACTCTCAACCTTTAAAGAGCCTCCTGCTGGTATTACTTGATTGACAATTCCTATACCTAAGTCAACCTCTCCCCACACAACAACCTTAAAAGGCCTCTGAGGAAACTCTTTATCTAAAGGCGAGATTATATAAGCCTTATAACTCGCGTTGACTGCCGAGTTGTTCGCCGCTGTAAACGACTCTATAACAACATTTTGCAACTGCGGGGCCGTATAGACTGTTTGCACTGTGTCAATTATTGTATTGCTGAAGTTGTCCGATATTTGTAAAGTAGCCATTATAAAACCCTTAGCAACGCAAACTTAGCATAATTAACAACAATATTAGCTGTGCTGTCTTGGTTGGCAACGTATATAGATATTGAATCACCTGGGTTTAGATTAAATATACCAACTAAACCAATATTTGTAGGGTTGGTGTTATCAGTTCCCAACTCTGTTATTACAGATTGCGGGTCGTTAGGTAGGTCATTGTAAACTAATCTAGCCGTTAACAAATCAGCACCGCCGCCAGTCTTTTCGATAGTAACAGAGCCGTTAATCTGAACCTTTACTGGTTTTTCCATTAAGTTTGTTATGTCGCCATCTGTAGAAACTGAAAGCCTTGAGGCCTCACTTGCCAGCCAATTTCCTTGGTTTATCTTTTCATAAGTTCCTGTTGTATTTATGGTTACGGTTGTTGCTGTTGTTAGGTATGGGTTAGCGTCTATGGTTGAATCTTGCAACCCAGAATTACTTAAAAAAGAATATCTAATATCATCTATTGTTATGCCAGAAAGCGCAGTAACACCGGATGTAAACTCACACTGATCAATAGACGCTATAAAATCACGCTGTATATTTGCATTGTTCGTCAAGCCAGAAATGCCAACAGAACCAACCCCGCCAAGTATTACATAATTGTTAAGTTCGAAAGTTCTATGTAAGGAAGTCGTCAAATCAATACCTGTAATTACGCTTGTGCCTCCGTCAATCCTTAGTCTGGATGTCGTTATTGTATCCCAATTATCTACCCCAGCAACAGTAAGCCCGTCAGAGCAGTCAAAAAACGCGGTATTGGTTATATTTATTGACCTAAGATTGTCAAATGTTCCGCATTTTTGGCATTGGGCTATGGTTGTAAGATTTAAGCCGAAGGTTGGAGAGTTACCAGCCGTAGCGCTAAAATTAAAGGGTTGCGCTGATGGGCAAGAGATAACCCCTCTGTCAACTGCAAAGCTAACGTTCACTCCTGTAAACATGTCGCCAGAGCCTGTGTATATAAGAGCGTTAGCAAAAGGGTTGTTGCTTGTTATTATGTTATTTGCACCGCACTCAAACCTATCTGACGTTACAATATTGTTTGCTATGTAATAAGTGATATTATCCTCTAGCGTTATTACGCCGCCTGAAGCCGCTGGAAAATCAGAAAGCTCATTGATAATAACAATATTATTTGCACCACCAGCCAAATCATAAAGGTCTGTAAAGTTATCCTGTGCTTTAGTAAAGGCGCTAAAAAGTGTATCGCCTTGTTTTGCGTTTTCTGCGCCTATAATTATATCTTGTTGTGCCATTATGCTATCACCTTATCAACTGTAATAAGCGATGTATCAGTAGTAAAGCCAGAAGTGTCGATTGTAAATTCTGGTAAACCGTCTATTTGTTGTTGCAGCCATTGAGTCTGCGAGCTATTCCCGTTCGTACTAAAGTTGCTTAGGTCTGATATAGGATCTGTATTACCTCCTAGCTTTTGCCATAACTGAAAGATAATAGTGTTTTGCTGCTCAATAAAGGCTTTAACTTCTCTATCAGCAAGAAAAGCCGCAGGTATTCGTAAATATGGTGGTGGATTTACTGGATTAGCCATTATCTACCTGCCCGCCTTAAGTCGATAGTTGCCGAGTATAATGAGTAGTTAACTGGGTCTGTTGTCGATACCCTAAAAATGCGCTCGTAAAAACTCTCTAAATTAAAAAACTCAACTTGTAAAGTGAACTGTCCAAGTCTGCCAACTCTAGGCCATGAGCCAGAACTCCAAGTATTCCCGCCATCATCAGAATACTCTATCATTATTCTGGGGTTTTCACCTTGCCCTGACATTAGACCTACGCCCGTTTCCATTATAAGCTTAAGGCAAGACATTTGTACTCGCTTGCCTCTTTGGTTTAGTAGTTCGCCGTTAACCGATTGCGTAACTCTTACCCTTTGTAGTGGCTCTGAATTGTTTTCATAAGTATCTAAGTCTAGCTTGTACACATTGCCGTTAGATTTATCGGCGACTATATTCAAGCCATAAGCGCTAATCAGAGAAGTACCCTGATAAACTGATGATTGTATCGGGTTATTAACTCCGCTTGAAATTTCAAACCATCCTTTATCGCCTAAACTCTCACTTAAAACAAAACTCTTATTCCCTGTGGGAAATGTTATTTTATAGAAGTTCTGACCCTCAAAAGTAAAGGTACTGGCTATCGCATCATCAATCCTTGAGTATTTCTGTATTTCATTTGATATTGCATCTGTGCTAATTCTTTGATGAGCGCCGGCAGAGGCTCTATATATAGCGAAATCATCACCCAGCCAATAGAAAGCCTCGTCTGTTTTTGCTATTGAGTTTATAGCCGCTAAACCAACGTTAAAAAGCCTGCCTTGTAACTTCTCGATAGGCGGAGAGCCAACGCCTGAATTATACCAGCCAATAATGGAGCGAGTACCGCAACGATAAATAACCTCATCATAAACAAAATCCCTAACTAATTCGTCTGGCAATGTTTCCTCACCCACTATATTTAAGCCGCTCGCGCTTGATCCATCTCCGACATTTGAAACAGTAGAAAACTTGTCAAAAGTATAAATAAATTGGTTATTAAAAAAGTCTACAGACTTTGCACCAGTAATATTTACATCAGTAACTTCTGTAACTAGGTCTGTGTCTGTAGAGTATTGCCATACCTTTAAGTCAGCAACAATATATAGATTAATACCATCATCAGCCATTATTGCTCGAGAGTTGCCAGGTATAGAGCCTTTTAACGTGTGAGTTCCGTCTTTGCCTATAATGTATAAGCTAGTTCCTTTTACTTGATATAAAAACTCGCTCATGCGATGAAAGCCGCGATCTATACCCTCGGCGCTTCCTAGCAGATCCAAACCAGGGAACGGCAGTAATACATAAGGCTCCTTTCCTGAATCATTAAGCTGTTGATACCAGTTCTGCGTTACTTGGCTTGATAATGGCCTAGACCTGCTTTGATAAGATGGGCCTGTCGTGTTTACTGGTATAGTTTGAAATGTCATACAATCATACCCTCTACACTCATGCTAGGCGCTGGCCCGTACCTTCCTTTCTTATCCGCTTTGTTGCGCCTTTTATAGCGCTGATAAATAATTGAGTATATTTTGCGGCTTGTTGATCGTCTTGAGCATAAGCGAAAACCTGAGCCAGTGAGCCATAAAGATAGATGCTAGGGTGGCTAGTTAATATCTCATTAGTTAGGTTACTGTCACTTAAAGGTGTAGCCTTTCTAAAGTATTGAATTTCTATCGTATATTCATCGTCAGGGGTTCTATCAAACTGAAGCTCATTACCTACCACTGTAAAGAAGTTAGGGCGCCCAGTAGATACCTGCTTTCTCATTTGCTCTGGCGCTTGGAATTTTAAATATCCGCCATTATCGCTAGTAATTAATCTAACACTTCTAGCAGATTCAAAATCAGGCGGCAGCGCTAAATACTGACCAGTTGTTAAGGCTGTAGATATTGTTTCCATACTTCTAACAGTCAAAACTTCTTGGTCGTTAGAGTACATAATATTCTCAGTAAGCGTAATAAAGTCGGGGATCTTAACGCCCAAATCACCACGATGCGACCAGCTTACAATCTCTTTTTGTAACTCATCGTAATTAGTTAACGCCATTATATTCGCCCTTGTTTTGTTCTTAGCTTAGACCACTCACTAGAGTTTATTTTTGCTATTAAAAAAGTCCTGTTATCACCGTGCAATGGATCGCAGTTATGCAGGCCTTTAGCTTTAAGCTCTTCTCGCCACATATCCACGACTATCAAAGGTATTGATGCAACCTTGTGCATATCACCTTTCCAGTTATTACCGCTAGCGTGCGTGTTTAACTCAGCGTTGTTAGCATGAAAGATAGCGTCAGTGTTTTGATGCTTACGAATAACATTTTTACCTTCGTGCTGCTGAAATGTTTCGATAATGCCTGAATGATTATCTACATCAAAAATACGCTCTTTCATTATATACCGCCGTTTTCTTTTATTTTCTTAGCTTCTGCCGCTGAACATTTAAACTTACAGCCTTTTAAGACTTTGCCTTTACTTGTGAATAAAGTCTTTTTTGCTGTGTATTCTTTCGCTTGTTCTTTTTTTGGCTTTTCATCAGTCATAATATTAACCTTAAAATAATAAGGGGCCGAAGCCCCTTTAATCATTAAGCAGTTGTTAAATCTGCAACGATACCGCTAGACTTAGCGTTTTTAGCTTCTAGTGTGTACTCAGAAAGTAATAGTCTACGGTCTGAATCGCCAACCTTGGCAAGCTCTGTTTCTTGGAAGTTGGTCAATGATGATAAGCACCATTTGTCCATCTCAAGAACAAGCATTGAAGATTGAACCATGAAGCGGTTCGGCACTACAGCCAATGAACCGAAGTCACTAACGTAAATATCAATAGCAGTATTGACGCGAGAAGCATCACCATTAACGTTGCGCTGTGCAGGACCAGAAGCACCACCACCAACAAAGCTAGAAAATGCTTGCTTGTTGAACGAACCACACATAATCATGTCTGGGTTTCCGCCCTCATCCCAACATTGAGCGAGGACATCCTTTAAAAATGCCTCATCTAGAGCGCGAGGAGTACCAGCGCCGCGAGCATCAGTACCGTCACCCGTAGGAGCCGTACCAGTAGCGCCTAGAGACACGTTGTCAGCGATCCATGATTCTGCACCAGCTAATTCACGCGCTAACACTTCAGAACCAGCAACTTTAGCCTTATTCGCTAACATTGCAGTTTCTTGATCGCGCTTAAGCTCTTTAGCCATTTTCATGACTTGGTATTCCATCTCATCGCCACGGCCAGCACTTTGTACATCGCGTTGAGTACGTGATACCTGTGGTGTTTTAGATGAAATTTGCGTGTAGTTACCCAAACGCACAGTAGGTGTTGATACTGTAGTTGTTGAGTCTGCGCCCTCAATCTGAGCGTTGTTTGAAGCAGAGGCCAAGCTATCTGTTTGCCACTCATGGTTGGTTGCTGTTGCTGTGTTTTTAGAGATACCACTTACAAAAGGTGTATCCATAGGGCTAATATCATAAATCATATCAGCAAGATCTTCGCGGTTACCAATCGCATCATAGGTAGAAAATACGTCAGCCATGTTAGGCTCCTTTATTTATTTAGTTGTCGTTGTAGTTGTCGATGTTTAATAATGTCGTCAGTGTTACCTTTTCCTGACTTAATTTTTTTACTTAGAGCTTCTATCTCTGATATTGCCGAGTTTTTAGTAACAGCTCTAGGTTTTGTACTTACCGGTGCTCTACGCACTTTCTTTTCAATGGCGGCATTACTCTTACTTACAGATTGATACCTTGCAGCATCTAACATAATTTCATAATGCTTCGCCTCGAAAGTGGCTAACTCTTCTTGACCTATTCCGCGTGTTTCTGCGTATTTAGTCATAAGGTTAGTATCATCAGTAAACTTTTGTGATTGCTTGCCGTTTTCCATCCATTCAGGGTGGTTAGCGAACAAATCAGCGCTTACTTTAGCCATATCTACACGATTAGTAGGTAACTCGGCTTTAGACTCAGCCAATAGCTTTTTACGGTTACTCATCTTTTCAGTGTGTTCTATGTACTTTTCCGGTTCGTACTCTCGCCACTCTGCCAGAGTCTCTGCGCTTGGTGTATCTTCTTCAATAATGGCGTTAAGTTGTGCCAATTTACTATTGAGTTCAGATTGCTTTGCGTTAAACTCCTCTTGTTGAGCATCAAAAGCTTTACGGCTTTCTGATAGCTCTTGCGTCTTGCGAGTATAATCAGATTGTCTTAAGTGGCCTTGCTCCCATTCTGCAATGTCTTTAAGATTTATTTCACGCCCTTGGTATTCAACGTAAAGATCTTCAGTTTCATCACTTTCCTGAGATTGTGCAACTTCTTCTGTTTCTGACTCTTCAGCTTCCTCTGCAATTTCTTCATTGACTTGCGCCTCTGGTTCTACTGCTTCGGTTACTGGTGTATCTTCCGACACATTAACGACTTCTGTATTTTC